CGCACGCAGGGGTTTTCTGCCCTGTTTGATGATTTTCGAGGAGGTTTCACCAATGCCGAGAGGGGGCGCGCGGCCGGGTACTGGTGGCGCACGGCTCGGCGCGGGGCGGCCAAAAAAGGAGCCTAAACCGACCGTCGAGGCAGCGCGCGATATCCGCGCCGCTGCCAAGGTGTGCCGTTTGACGCCGCTGGAATACATGCTCGGCGTATTGAATGACGAAGGCGCGGAGACTGAGCGGCGTGACCGGATGGCGCAGGCCGCCGCGCCCTACGTCCATGCCAAAGCAGAGGCGGCCGAGGGCGGGAAGAAGCAGCAGCGCGATCGCGCCGCAGAGACAGCGGAGCGCGGCACAAGTTGGGAAACTCTACTGCAATAGCGCCGGATCGGTGCTAGAATAAATTCGGGCCGGCGAGGTGCTTCCAACACCTCAACCGGCCCTGACCACCAACGCTGGATGAGAGCGCGGAATGGCTGACGAGATGATAGGGCAGACGAAGGTCTGCACCAAGTGCGGCGTGGCCAAGGCTGCGACCTTGGATGCTTTTTCTCCTCATAAGCTTGGTAGGTTTGGGCTTCATCCGTTCTGCCGTCAGTGCAAAAGAGCTGATGACGCAGAGCGTAGGGGGCGGCCGGACCAGAAGGCCCGCCAGAAAGCTTGGCGTGACGCCAATAAGGACTACGTGAAGTCCTATAACGATGGCTACCGGGCGGATAACCCATCGACGCAGTATGTCGCGAAGTGGCGCGCAAAAAATATCGACCACGCAAGGGCGTCTGAAGCTAGGAGGATGCGCGACAGGCGCGCCGCCGATGCGGCGTTCCGTCTTAAGTGCCGCGTCAGTAGCCGGCTGAGGATGATGCTAACGGGGAAGGCGGGGCGCACAACTGAATCGCTGCTTGGTTATAGCGCAGCATCCCTTAAAACGCACATCGAGCGCCAATTTACGCGCGGGATGACATGGGCCGCAGTATTCCGTGGCGAGATACACATCGACCACATCGTTCCCGTCTCGGCGTTTCGCATTGAGACTGCCGAGGATGCCGACTTTAAGGTGTGCTGGGGGCTTCCAAACCTGCGGCCGATGTGGGCTAAGGACAACCAATCCAAGGGCGGGAAGCGGCTAACGCTGCTCTGATCCGTCGTGGAGACCCCATGGCGGAGAATTGGGATACAAGCTGCCGCGACTGGGCGGATAGGATTAGGTCGGGACGCTCGCTTGTTCCGTCACTTCCGCTGAACAAGGCTGAGGCCGCGCGCGCGGTTGGGGTTTTCAACAAGCTACGGCTGCCAGACGTTGTGGGGCAGCCTGAACTGGCGACCGCCGGTGGCGATTGGTTCCGCGATATCGTTGCCGCGCTGTTCGGCTCTCATAACCCTGTGTCGAACATCAGGCATATTCAGGAAGCCTTCATCCTCGCGCCGAAGAAGTCGTCCAAGACGACCTATTCTGCGGCGCTCATGATTACCGCAGTGCTGATGAACAAGCGGCCTCGCGCGGAATTTCTGCTGGTCGCACCGACGCAGGAGGTTGCTGACCTCGCCTACCGCCAAGCCTTGGGTATGGTAGAGGCGGATGAAGTGCTGGCCGCGAAGTTCTATCCGCAGCCGCACTTGAAGAAGATCACTTATCGTCCGACTGGCGCCTTTCTGAAGGTCAAGTCGTTTGACCCAAAGGTGGTCACGGGGTCTAAGCCGGCAGGCGTACTGCTTGACGAAATCCACGTTGTGGCGAACTCGCCTGATGCGGACAGGGTTATCGGGCAGTTGCGCGGCGGGCTTATCTCGCAGCCGGAAGCCTTTTTGGTCACGATCACCACGCAATCAGAGCGCCCGCCTGCCGGCGTGTTCCGCTCAGAGTTGATGAAGGCGCGAGCAGTCAGGGACGGGCGCATATCTGCGCCGCTTCTGCCTGTGCTGTACGAGTTCCCGGAAGGGATGGATTGGCAGGACGCGGCAAACTGGCCGCTGGTCACGCCGAACAACGGCCTTTCTATCACTGTGGATAGGCTTGTCAGCGACTACCACGCGGCGAAGGAGGCCGGCGACGGCGAACTGCGGCGCTGGGCTTCGCAGCACCTCAACGTTGAAATCGGCCTTGCCCTTCTGTCCGACCGATGGGCCGGCGCCGACTACTGGCAGGATGCCGGCGACAAGACGTTGACCCTGGACGCGCTGCTAGCGCGCGCCGAGGTGGCCGTTGTCGGCATCGACGGCGGCGGGCTGGACGACTTGCTAGGCTTGGCGGTGCTGGGCCGTTGCCGCGAGACGCGGGCGTGGCTCCATTGGGGGCGGGCCTGGGCGCACCCGGTGGTGTTGAAGCGTCGGCAGAGCGAGGCGCCGAAACTGCGCGACTTCGCGGTTGCCGGCGACCTGCGGCTGGTTGATCGCATGGGCGACGATATCGCTGAGGTGGTCGAGATTGTTTGCGCTGTGCGCGACGCGGGCTTGCTGCCTGAAAAGCACGGCATCGGCTTGGACCCGGCGGGTATCGGCGCGATCCTTGATGCGCTGACGGAAGCAGGGATCGAAGGCGAGCAGGTTGCGGCGGTGTCGCAGGGCTGGCGGTTGGGCGGCGCGATCAAGACGGCAGAGCGCAAGCTAGCCGAGGGCGCGTTCGTGCATGCTGGGCAGGCGTTGATGGCGTGGTCGGTCGGCAACGCCAAGGTCGAGCCGCGAGGCAATTCAATCCTGATTACAAAGCAGGCCAGCGGCACGGCGAAGATTGATCCGCTGATGGCGCTGTTCAACGCGGTGCATCTGATGAGTTTGCAACCGGCTGCTTCCGGCCGTTCCTTCTGGGAAGTTGATGCGTAGGAGGCGGCGAATGGGGTTGTTTAGCCGCCTGTTCTCTCGAAAGGCGGGCATCCAGAGCCTTCCCGAGTTCTCGACGTGGCCGGAAAGCAAGACTGGCGTTCAGATCAACACCAGCCGCGCGCTTGAAGTGGCGACGGTGCTGGCCTGCGCGCGCGCCATTGCGGAGGGCGTGGCGCAGGTTCCTATCAAGTTCTATCGCATCGACGCGGGGACGGGGCGGCGCGTGCCGTTGTTGTCGCATCCGTTGCTGTCGCTGCTCGCGCGGCAGCCTAACCCGTGGCAGACCAGCTTCGAGTTCCGCGAAACGCTGCTGTTCCATCTGGTGCTGTGCGGCAATGCCTTTGTCTACGTGAACCGGGTTCGCGGCGAAGTTCGCGAGTTGATCCCCATCGAGCCGGGCAAGGTTCTGGTGGATCGCAAGCCGGACATGAGTCTTACCTACCAGATCACATGGGATGACGGGCGCTCGCCGATCCTGACGACCGGCGACGTGTGGCACCTTCGCGGCCCGTCGTGGAATAGCTGGATGGGCTTGGAGGCTATCAAGCTGGCGCGCGAGGCAATCGGCCTGGCGCTGGCGACCGAGGAAGCACACGCGCGGCTGCACAAGAACGGCGTGCGGCCTAGCGGCGTCTGGTCGGTCGATGGCGCGTTGACGGAACCGCAGCACGAGCAACTAAGCCGGTGGATCGCGAAGCACTATTCTGGGTCTGACAACGGCGGCAAGCCGCTAGTGATGGATCGCGCGGCGAAGTGGCTGCAACAGACAATGAGCGGCGTTGACGCGCAGCACCTTGAGACGCGCAAGCATCAGGTGGAGGAAATCTGCCGCGCGCTGCGGGTAATCCCGATGATGGCGGGCTACTCCGATAAGACCTCGACCTATGCCAGCGCCGAGCAGATGTTCATCGCGCATGTGGTCCACACGATCACGCCATGGGCGACGCGGATCGAGCAGTCGGCAGAGCGCGCGTTGCTTGGCGACGAGACCGACATCGACATCCGCTTCGACCTCAAGGGCCTCATGCGCGGCGCCGCCAAGGATCGCGCGGAGTATCTGTCGCGGGCGCTCGGTTCGGGTGGATCGCCGGCATGGATGACGCCGAACGAGGCGCGAGAGGAAGACGGCCTAGATTGGATTGCAGGCGGCGACGACCTGCCAAAACCCCCGCAAACTACTACGGCGGATGGAGGCGCAGTTGATGCAGCGGCTTGACTTCGCCTTAGACTTGAAGGCGCTGAACGAAGACGGCGCGTTTGAGGGCTACGCTTCTGTTTTCGGCAACCGCGATGGCGGCGGCGACATTGTGGAGCCTGGCGCCTTCACGAAGACGCTCCGCGAACGCGGCGCCAAGGGCATTAAGATGCTCGCGGACCACGATCCGACCAAGCGGGTTGGCGTGTGGGATGAGATGGTCGAGGACGAACACGGCCTCAAAGTGCGCGGGCGGCTGCTGGTCGAGAAGGCCATCGGCAAGGAAGCGCACATCGACCTCAAGGCCGGTGCGCTGGATGGCCTGTCGATTGGCTACCGCGTCAAGTCGGATGCCTACGATGGGCGCCGTCGCGCGCGGCTGTTGAAGGAACTGGACCTTTTTGAAATCTCCCTTGTGCCGTTCCCGATGAATGAGGCGGCGCGTGTGACTTCCGTGAAGTCGCTGACGGGTGGTGAAATCCGGGAAATTGAAGACGCTCTGCGTGACGCAGGGCTTTCCCAGACCGAGCGCAAGCGCGCCGTGTCCGTCTTCAAGACGTGGCTCCGTCGTGAGGACGGAGAGCCGGAAACGACCCCTCGGGACGAGGCGGGCGCGGCGGAACTGGCGGAATTGCTTCGCCGGAACATCGCAACCCTGTCCTGAGAGGATTGACTATGGAACCCGAGATCAAG